GCTGCAGAAATTATTTTGCACCGATACAGAATTTATTTTGCACTGGTGGGGCAAAATAAATCCTGTATTCCATTTTTCATAGATTTTAGAGGCTGCCAGAACCGGGGATGATGGCCTCCGAAATGGGTCGAGATCTCGGGCGTCAGAAATGCCTCCCCGCATCGTCCGAGAGTTACTTCCGGACAAGCCCCGATTGCTGGCAGACAAGAAGATCATTCAGGCACCCTCAAACACCTTTCACGATCACCGTGGCCTGGTAATATCCCAGGGCGTTGGCGGAATAGTAGAACGTGGGTTGCAGAGGAACCCCAGCCGCCAGCCCTGTTTGAGTGTAGAGGCAGCCACCATTGACAGTTTGCAGCAACGTTCCAAGGCTCACAGTATCAGTTGATGTAGCACGATTTGAGCCAAAATAGATGGCTATGTCTGTTGCTGCGATGCTGGAATCAGTTGCCGTTTGGAGCACCGAAGTCGCACTTGTACCCTCCCCAGCTAACAAGGATTCAGTTTCTCGAATGCCTGCTGTCGCTCCTTGAAAGGTGATGATTGCTGTGCTGCTTTGGTTAGCTCCCGACGATGTGAGGGTGACACTGCCCGCAGAAATGTCGGAGGCGTTCAAGGTTTTGTAGAAAACATTGCCGTTAAAATATGTGTCAGTTGGGGCGTCGGCGACAGACCAGCCAGAGGGGGTGCTGACAGGATAAGAGTTTCCCACGAGGACAACAGCAAAGTCACCTGCAATCGTGCCCGTGGGGAATGACACTGTATACGGAGAAGCCCAGTTTGTCTGTATACCTGAGCCCCGGATTTGCGGTGCACCAGCACCTCCCCCTCCTGAGCCTGAAACACACGTCCAGCTATGGGTGCTGGAGGAGTAATTCACCCCATTCGTGCAACCTGTGGGCAGCGCCACAGCCAAAGGAGCAGCAGAACTAGCACTGGCATTCATCATAATCGTATCAGCAGCTTGTGATGCTAGGCTTCCTGCCGCGCATCCTGAATTGGTCACCAACCCGCCCGTCCCGGTGCAGAGCGGAGCGGTGGAAGCACCCAGTGACGAAATCTGCACGTTGTTGACGTGGATTTGGTTTTCGTTCGCATCAATCTGAAGCGGGCAGATCGTATAGGTCGCCGTATCGCAGAAATTGAGCCAGAGAGCAGGCAGGGTGAAGATGGCGCCAGAGTCGAATAAACCCAAGATATTTGGGTAAGCCGAGATCGAGGCCCCTTGTACCCCCATAGCCTCGTTCATGGCATTGGCAAAAACGCCCACGCCCGCAGGACTGTACTCCAAGGCTCCTGTAGTGTTCACAAAGGACTGGTTGGTCTCAAGTGAGGCAACATCTACGATCTTGTCCCAGTACGCACCGCTGCTGGCATTGGCGCTAGACTTGGCTTGCGACAGCACCCAGGTATTGACGTTGTAAGCCTCCAACATCAGGCCGTTGGGAGACCAGCCACTGCACAGGCTCTCATTAATGCCAAAAGTGGGGATGGTGGTCTGTACGACGGTCCAGCCGTCAGTGTGGGCTTGAGTCCACAAAGAAGCAATTTGGCCCTGTAACGTCGGGTACGATTCGCAGTCAGCCTGCAGATCGTTGATGCCGCCTTCGATGATAAAGAACCCCGGCTGCCCGGTGACCGCCGGACTGTAGGCATGAAAGATTGTGGAGTAATTCGCAGCCTCAGCCTGAATGGTCATGCCACCCGTAGGCGAGTACTCGATCATCGGAGTGCCGTGGCCATTGAAGTACGGCAGATTCGCGGTGTAGAAAGGCACCAAATAGGAGGCGTCTTCGATGGTGCCCCCTGTACCGGTCCCGATGTTTGCGGTGTAAGCAAACTCGAACTGGCTGGAACTCAGCCCCGTGGCGATGACCTGATAAATGCCATAGCCCGTCCCGGTGCTCACCGCCCCAATAGGAAGAAAGCTGGGCGAAAATGAGCCATATATCTCTATCCACTGGCCAGCAACATAAGAATTCGGCGCCGTGACAATGCAGACCGTGCCATTGCAATTGACCGCCGTGGCCGTGATCGTGGCTCCAAGATTGTGGGCATCATCCAGCAGCCGGGAGTCCCCCGTCCACATATAGATGGTGTTGGAGGCGTTGTACTGGACCCCACCACCAGCTCCAGTGCTGGGTACTTCCAGGCTGATATTGCCGCCGCTCTGCTTCCATTTACCCAGAGTGTAACCGCTGTCCGGCGCCGGAGTCGTGCTGTCGAGATTGGGAGTGCTTACGGCCGTGCCATCAACACTGAGAGACGAGCCGACACTCCCTCCCTGCTGGAACATGGTGCGGTCATCGGCAATGCTTGTGATGGCCGCGCTACCCGCTGGCACCGTGGCGATGGGAATGTCACTCACGGTGAAGGCCGTGGTTTTTACAGCTGGCACGCAGGAGGAGCTGGTATTCAGATAAACGTAATTGGTCGCGCTGGCCGTCATGGTGAGCGTTCCGGCGGCATAGGTGATGACATTGCCCGAGCAGAAGGCGGTCCCGGCCGCGACGTTCAGCGTCAGACCGCTGCCAGCCGTGGGCCAGTAGCCAGGCCCGACACCTTGCACATACTTCGCATTGGCGCGATAAATCGGCGCGGTATGAGTCTGAGGCTGCTGCGCTTGTGCCACAAAGGTACTCGCCACCACGATCAAAGCTGCAATCAGTCTTTTCACCATCATCTCCTTATTTGAAGCAAACTACACTGCCTGTGATGCCTGCATCCGAGGCGGTTAAATAGAGATTCGTGCCGTCAAACATCGCGGGCGACTGGAACCAGATACCACCGTCAGAGGTCATCATCACCAGCGCCGCCGACGGCGGGGCCGACAATCCATGTGCCTCGGTGAAATTGCCTCCAGAGGATGGAGCAACGGCGACGATGCCCAGGATCGAGGTGGCTGCCGGATTGACGGTGACGACCGTGTCCCAACTGCTGCCGTTATCCCGCAAAACTTCAGGCGTGTCAGTGGAGAAAAACAGCCGTCCCGGAATAGCAGCGGCGGGAAGGTTCGCGATGACATCCTTGAGGATGACGCTGGAAAGTGTGCTCAATTTGCCACTCCTACCACTATGATGACGTCGCCACCCATGAGTAGAGTGGAGGCGAAGATAAGGTTTCCGTTGCCATCGGTCAACGGTTCCGAATGAGCGGTAGAAGAGCCTCCGCCGCCGCCGCTGCTAGGTGTAACCCAGCCTGGCAGGGCACTCGCACCGTTGGCCTGGAGCACCTGTCCGGCCGTGCCAGCAGCCAGGCGCGTGGGCGCTCCCGCTGCTCCACCGACGATCAAATCGCCCTGGGTGGTCATGGGGTTGGTCATGCCGCTGGGTGTCAAAGACCAGGTGCCATCAGCTTTGAGCAGTTTGCCCGCGGCGGCAGCGCCAGGCGGGGGCGCAGGCACCAGGCCCATTGTGCCCCCTGGGCCAGTATCTCCGGTAAAAGCCGAGAAATAAGCCGAAACATTGCGCGACACCGAAGGGTCGAGCGATGGCGGATCGGCCTGCCATTCTATATTGAGCGCGCCGGCGGGAGCGGCCGGTGTGGTGTTATTCAGATTGATCGTCTGTGTCGGCATCTTAGCTCCCGTTGATGGTCCAGCCGCCGCCAGAGCTATCGCCGCTCCACACAGTCACGGCGGCCGAGCCGGAGGCTGTAGTCTCAGCCACGCTGGTAGCCGTGATGGAGTGCGACCCGGCGGCGCTGGGCGTGGTATAGAGTCCGGCGGCGCTGATCGTTCCGACCGTTACATTGCCCCCCGCGATGCCATCCACACTCCAGGTGACATTGGGGTTAGCATTGTTTGCGATGGTGGCCGTGAACTGCTGCGTCGCTCCTTCAGCTACGCTGGCGGTCGCGGGCGTCACGGTAACCAAAGTCGGCGCGGCCGCCGCAGAGCTGCAATAGAGAGCGAAGATATCGTCCTGACCGGGCCAGACTTCTCCTGATCCATCCTGGAAGGTGATGTGAACGATGTTTTCCGCGTCGAGATAGCAAGACCCAACGCCCTGCGCGTGGTTCGAAGGAGTCTCATAGTTTCCGTCGCAGGAGCCGACCATCGCTTCCAGGGTTGATCCATCGCCGGCGGCGGCAGGCAAAACCAAAGTTGAGCCGTTGGCCATGTTCTTGGCGCATCCAACGCCGAAAATCTGCCCGGTGCTCAAAGTGCATTGCATCCAATTTCCGCCGCTGAGACTCTGGGTGGAGACGGTGCCCATGTTGTTTTTCCAGGCGAAGACAAGCACTGCGGAGTTGCCGTGCCAGACATGCCCGGCATCGTCGGAGCAATTGAGGTGAACGACGAAGTCCGCATCGACATAGCTGCCCACCAGAAACATATTATTGCCTTGGAGTGGCATGTCATGGATGTAAGAGACGGCAAAAGCCTGGGACTGGGAGTAACCGGCGGGAAGTTCGATGGCGGCTTCATCCGCGAGGACGCCTTGGCCAAAGAGTATGACTTCGCCGCCGGGAAGGGTGAGTTCGAGCCAGGTCATGCCGTTGCTGGAGGTCGTCACATCCCTGCTCAGCCAGCTCAGGGCGGCGTAATTGACGTCTCCGGTCCAGGTGTGTCCTTCGTTGTCGTTGTAAATCAAAGTTAGCTGGCGCGGGATCGCCACGCCGGGAGTTATTACAAGTCCGAAGCCATCCACAGTCATAGTGGGAGCAGAAGGCACGGCGACAGCGCAAATCTGGACGACGCGAGCAGTGTGGTACTCGATGCTGGCGCCAGCCGGCGAAGCCCAGGCGAGCAGATTGTTGGGGGGAAAGCCGGATGACGGGAGCTGGAACTGCTGGCCGCTGGGCAACTGGCCCGTGAAGAAGACGAAAGAACCTCCATTGGCAAGGGGAATTTGGGTGTAATTGACGTCGTTGCCCGGATAGCTGCCGGGGATGCTGGGCCAGCCTCCCTGCGCCGGGTCGCTGCTGTCGTACATGATCGCTTCGTTGTAAGGCCCGAGCGCAAACTCTATTTCTCCGCTGTTTTCCGTGGGCTTGAGCGCAATTTCTCCGCCAGAGCCAGCGGCCTGCGCGCTGGGAGGATAGACGGTCAGCGGCTCCAGCACTTCATATTCGCCGGCGTACTGGAAGTTGGTGGTGTCATCGAGGGTGACGTGATCGCCCGGACGAATCGCGCAGGCCAGATTTCCGCTGGCGTCGCGGGCAAACATGGAAGTGCGCAGCTTGACGCAGGGCGGTGTGATGTACGGAGTTTGATCGAGACCCAGCAGCCGATCTCTTTCGTAGCAAGTGAGGCGGCTGGCCTGGTCGAAAGTTGTGGTGGCGAAATCGAGGCTCTGTTTCACCTTATTGCGCAACCGGGGAACGCCCGCGCCCACCGCGCCGCGGGCGAGCATATTGGTCTTGTGCCAGAATTCCGGAGTGCGTTCCTTGAAGCGTGAATAGAGCAGCCCGCAGCCGCCCACCGCTCCCACGCTAGCAGGATAATTCGATCCTTTGGAAGTCAGCGTGAAGATGGTGGGATCGACCTCTTCGGGAGTTCCGGGGTTGATGACATCCGGGACGCTCAGTACAACCCACTCGCTGTCGAAAACGGTATTCGTGCCACCGATGGCGATGCGATCCGCCTTATTGAACGGATGCGGCTCTTTGGTGGTAACCACCGGATTTGTGTTGCTGGGGAAGCTGATCGATTCAATCTGGCTGCACTCTGGCACCAGCAGATCGCGATAATTGGCCAGGTAGCGGTTGCCGCTTTTGTGCAAGGTCTGATCGCTGGCCCCCCACGATCCCGGCAGGATGTGGGAGCGGCTGAAGGTAAAGACGCTGGAGCGGGGCATATCGCAGTTGAGCGAAATCTTGCCCGCATACTCCATCGTGTAGCTCCGGCAGCAGAGCAGAATTTGTTCGAGCACGGCTTGCAGCGTGGTCTGAGTGCTGAAAACGTAATTGCCCTGAAAGCGCCGGTTGCCGTTGGCGAGGATCTCATCGAAGTACTGCGCGGCGGTATAGATGGAGCCCCAGTCGAAGCGGTTCTGCACCGGAATCGTCAGCGCATCCGGGCCGATATTCAGCGCCAGGCCGTAATCGGGCATCAGCTTGCGGCGCAGCAGGACATCCACTAAATGCCAGGCCGGATTGGTGGTAAAGGCGTAGCCGGTTTGGTTGCCCTGGTCATCAAAAAGGCGGCAACGCAGAGTGCGCCACAGGCCGATAGGAGCGATGTCTCCCCATTGTGTCGGATCGTTCTGGTGCTTGTTGGTCTGGTTCTGAATCGGCTGCTTGCGCATGATGGCGTAGTACGCGATGCGCGAATAGGCCAGAGGATTGATGGCGGCCGGGAATTGAGCGAAGAGCACGTCAACGCCCTGATCGGGGCCACTGGAAACTGGCGTAAGACCTGCTCCAATGGTGGAATCGCATCCAGAGTGGAAATTGAAAACCATCGATGGGCCACTATCTATTGCGGCCACCCAGTTCTGCCCGCCGAATCCGCCCTGCGGAGTTGCGGATGGCCCAAAAGTCGTGCTCGTGGTACCACCTTCCAATGCCAGCACGTCATTGATCCACAGCTCAGTGCAGCCATCCCATTCACCGTGGCCCAGCAGCCAGATTCCCACACGGGTATAGTCCCTGGACGAATTGCCAGTGTTCTGCAACTGGTAATATTCGGCGCGCTTGCCCGTTGCCCAGGCGTAGCCATAGGCCAGGGGAATCGGAGTGCCAGTGGTCTCGCTGGCGGAACTGGTCTGAGTGGTGGAGGCATTCGCCATTTAGATCAGCCTCCGGCGATTGGTGACGTTCAGAGCGGTGTTGGCGAGGGTCTCGCCGTAGTTCTTCTCATAATCGTTCATCACCACCATGATCCGTTCGATGACCTGGCAGGTCTGATAGCTGTAGCTGCATTCGGTCGAGCCCGACGCCCCGCAGCGAATTCCACCCCATTGCAATTGGCAGGTTTCGCAATAATTCTCCAGCGGCGTGTCGTCCTGCGATGGATTAAGCAGTTGTGTGCCCTTGAAGGTGAGGGTGTCAACGCCCACGTCGTCCACGGAGAGAGTCCCGTGCACTTCGATCCAGGCCGCTTCCGCATCCGCCTGCCACAAGCGATAGACGAACAGCGCGCCCTCGAAGGCCGAGGCGCGCAACAGCTTTTCCGTGTCGCGGCTGAGAGTATCGCCGCTCAGATTCTGCACGACGAAGGATCCCGTATCGGTCTGCAGCGAGCGGTGAAAGCTGATCTGCGGCACGCTCAGCAGCCAGGGATCGTGCGTAACTGGGCCAGTCAAGGACGACCATGCGACTGAAAAGCCGGAGGATCCACCCGCGCCGGGAATCCTGTAGTAAATCGCGAAGCCGACGGCGGAGACGGAGAGCGACCATACCGGCTCTTGGGTCCTTCCCTGGCAGAGGATATTCGCTCCAATTTCCATTCGGTCGAGGTCGCTGAGGCTGGAGCCAATAGAAACACCCATGGGCAGCGCATCGGGGCCTATCCCACCACCTCCTGGAGGCGCGGGGTTTGTGCGGAAACCGCCAAACGCGAAAGGAGTGAGGCCAGGTCCGCAGCTTAAGTAAAGTTCGCCTGGAAACGGAGACGGAGACGGACTTGCAATGATCACCGGGTAGATGCCGACAATCTCTGTTTCTGGGATCGCTGCCCAAGAGGGCAAATCAAAACCGCTCCATATCGCCCAAGCCGAGTCGGTGCCGGCTATCCCGCTGCCAGCTTGTTCTTGAATGGTGAGTTCAGCGGAGCTGGTGGACGTGAACGAGGCCGACGCACTTCCGCTTGATCCGACCGAAACCGAGGCCGGGAGAGCCCACGCCAATCCCTGGCCGGCGGGAACAGGAAAAGGTGGCGATGGGACCATCAAGCCATTCGCCAGAGCCGCGAGGATCACCGAAGGCGCGGCGACTGGGCGGTCAGACCAAAGATGAATATCGCCAGCCAGCGTCTGCACTTCCAGCAGATTCACCGGAGCGATGCCGGTACGCGCGCCACCGGTGGCCAGCAGCGGGAGAGGATACGAAATCATCGCATCACCTCCAAGGCGTACCAGCTCACTCCCGTGGTGCAAGAGCCGACGACGTTGCAGGTCGAGTTCGTTCCCCCAAAGGTCATCGCTGTGCCACCGGTGATGGTGGCCGTGATGCCCCATGCCGCATTCGTCACGTTCAGATAGGTTGCGAGATTGGCGAGGGTGTCCGTGGTCCCGGCCGCGCCGAGCGAGACCGCGTGAGTTGCGCCGGTTGCATCCGTGATCGTCAGGCTTCCACCCAGCAAGCCACCGCCCAGCGAAAGCGTGCCGTCAATGCCGGGCGTGGTGTCGGTGAGATTCGAACCGACGATATTCGCCAGCAGCGGTTCCGCGAAGGTCATCGCGGTGCCGCCGGTCACCGTGGCCGTGATGCCGTAGCCGCTGGCATTGATCGTTGCGGCCAGATTCGCCAGAGTGTCGGTGGTGCCCGAAGTTCCCAGGGTCAGGTTGCTGATGGCGCCCACAGCATTAGTGATGGCCAGAGAGCCGCCCAGAATATCACTGGCAGTGCCAACCGAAAGGGTGCCCGCGAGGGACGCTAGAACCGGGGGTGTCCCGAACACATTCCCCGGAGTCGTCTTTTCGGTCAGACTCGAACCGACGATATTCGCCAGCAGCGCCTCCGTAAGGGTCATCGCGGTGCCACCAGTGACGGTGGCCGTGATGCCGTAGCCGCCGGCATTGAGCGTCGCGGCCAGGTTCGCCAGGGTGTCCGTGGTTCCCGCCGTCCCCAGGGTGAGGTTGGTGACAGCCCCAAGTGCGTTGGTAATGGCCAGAGTGCCACCGAGAATGTCTGAAGCCAGGGCTACCGAAAGAGTGCCGGCGAGGTCTTGCAGCACCGGAGCTGTATTGACAACGGGAAGAGGCAAAAAGCTGGCCCCGTCGCAGACCACTTTCACGCGGTGAATGTCGAGCGGCATACTGGGCTGCGCGTAGACTATCTGCGGCCCTTTTTCGGTGGCCGCATAGAGATTGAGCGTCTGGACGAACACATCATCGATATAGAGGTCCGCGCTGCCGAACTCGGGGCCTTGCAACATGTAGAGCCGGAATCCGTAGCCGCGATATTCGTAGCAGGCCCAATCGCCCACGATGCCAGTGTCGTCCATGGTGGTGTAGGCCGTGCCCACCGTGCTCAGGCTCACATGCTCGGTACCTTGCGCGCCGGCGACGGCCGCGCGCACCGTCTGGGCCCAGATCCCGCTGGTCGCCAGCTTCTGGTCGCTGAAATCGTTGGTGATGAAGAACGCGATCGCGTCATGCGCCCAGTCGCTGGGATACTCGAGCATCGCCTGCTGCGGGATCTCCTCGAAGGTGACGTTCTGCACATCCCACATGCCGTTGCCGGTCTCGACCGGGATCACTTCCGTGGTGAACCGGCCCACATACTGCCGGCCGCCTCCATCCCAATCGATGATGGTGAAGAATCCGTCTTCGTACTGTTCTCCGTACCACTTGAGCCGCTGCACGCAGGCCCAGGTGCGCGCCAGCCAACTGAAATTGAAGCTGTGGCCGGTATTCTGCGTTTCCCGCGTCCAGGGCGTACCGCCCACGGCTTTTTTGTTCAGCTTGGTGCTGGTGCGCTTGCGGGTGAAGCCGTAGTTGGGGGTCATCGAGTCCTCGATGTCCTCTTCCCACACGGTCGTAGGGTTCAGGATGTCGGATGCTGGCATTAGAGGCCGCCTCCCGAATTCTCCGCGTAGCTGTCATTCACCGCCGAGCGGATATTGTGCTTGTACTTGTCCAGAAATCCGGCGACGCCCTTCGAATCGATGGCGTGGACATGCAGGTGCACATCGCCCATCGCCGCGGCCTGGACCGGCATTTTGCCCCCACCCTCGATAGCCCGCGTGATGCGCTCGTTTTGGTCGGAGGGGAAGATGCGCTCGCCAACATGGTTCAGATTCCAACCGGTCTGCGGGACGTAATCGGTGCCGACATCGTAGGACGCGGCCGACGTGGTGTACATGCTGCGCCCGGCGCGCTGCTCGGCGGTGAGCTTGCCTTCGGCCTCGATGATCTCCGGCTTGATGGTGTCGGAGTAATAGTGGCCAGCGGCGGGGCCCAGCTTGCTGCAGGTCTTCTGCGCTTCGGTTTGCAGGCTCTGCGCGTCGGAGTAGGCGCTCAAATAATCCATGCTGCCCTGCTGATAAGAGTCGCGATCGTTGGCCAGGCGCGGGCGCACGGTATTCAGATCGTAGGCCCGAGCTTTTGCGCGGCCGCCGATGCCGATCGCGCCGATAATCGCGCCGGCCGCCGCGCCCACGGCCATGCCGATGGGTCCGAAAGCTGCGCCAATCTCCGCTCCGGCCGCCGCGCCTTTCAGCGCTCCGCCCGCGCCTCCATCGCCTTCAATGGCCCCGTACATTCCCACCGCGCCCTGTCCGACGCTCATGGCTCCCTGGACCGTCGAATCGTTGCCTTGCGCCAGTTTTACCGACCCCGGCACAGAGCTCACGTCGCTGGAAACGCCGTTGGCAAAAGACACATTCGGAGTGATGGAGTTGGAAGAGCCATCGCCTGACACTGAGCCGGTGCCAGAGTTTTTATCCGCATCGGATGCCGCGCCGGTGCCAAGGTTTTTATCCGCATCGGAAGCGCCGGAGCCAAGGTTTTTATCCGCACCGGAGACCGCGCCAGTTCCCGCATCCACACTGTTTTTCGGATGCCGGCTGAAGTCGGCCTTGAGCTCCTGGCCGAAGCGTTTCGGATGGAAAAACGGAGAGTTGGCCGTTCCAGCCGTCATCCAACTGGATTTCAGTTGCTTGGTCAGGCCGATGCCTTCATTCACCTCTCCGAGGGCCGTGCCAACCGGGGTGCCCTTGATCGGAGCACTCCCGCTTCCCGCGGCGAAGTTGGCCATCCCTTCCGCGCCGCCGCCCCGGCCCGCACCACCGGCGGCGATAGCGGCGGGAGTCGAACCATAGCCAACGCCCGTTCCTATGCTGGAGCTGCCGGAAGCGGGCAGAGAAGCGCCGTATTCGGGGGCGCTGGAACTGGCCGAAATCGGGCCGGCCGCGATGGTGGAAGTTGAGCCAGGAGCAGAAGAATAGCTTCCTGACGCGGGCGACGAAACACCAGGCGCGGATCCTGCGCCGGGAGCTCCGGAGCCCATGCTCGCCGCGCCCGCACCCGTGGCCGGCCCTCCGGCGAAGGTGGCGCTGGCAATGTGGATGGTGGCCTGGCTGACCGCAATCGTCTTCTCAGCCCCTGAGCCGGGTGCATGCGCGCTGGCTGGAACGGCGCTGCCCGGCTCGCCCAGGCCCGGAGCCGCGCCCGGCTTGTGGCCGCCTACATGGAAGCCGAAGCCGCCGATGACGGAGTTGAGTGAATTCGCGGGAATGTCTTTCATCGCCGGGGCCGCGCCTTTCCCCTGGAAACGCTGCCAGAGCGACGCCGCCGCTTCGCCCGCGGCCTTGTCGCCCATCTCCGCCAGCGCTTTCAGCGGATGGTCCATGCTGCTGAACAGATGCGTGAACTCCCCAGCCATCTTCTGGCGCGCCTCGGTGGCGGCCTGGATCATCTGCGCATTGGCTTCCAGCTGGGCTGCCACCACGCGCCGATTGTAATCGTCCTGCGAGAGTCCTTCGTTGACCTGCTCCTCTTTGTACTTTTGCAGGCGCTCTTCGAGCTCGGTCTTGATCGCCTGCGTCTTCTGCTTTTCCGCGTCGAAGAACTTGATGCGGGCCTGGGCCTCAATCTGCTCGGTCTCCTGCTCGTTCTTGCGCGCCAGCTCCGTCGCCTGGCCGGATTCTCCGGAGGCGATCATCCCCTGGCCGGCGTGCAACTGCGAAACTCCCTGCTGGTACTGAGCCTCTCCCCCGGGCGTGGAGCGGTCCATGTGCCCGTAGACTTCATCGAATTTCTTTTGCAGCCCGTCGAGTTCTTTCGCGGCCTCCGCGTGGATCCGCGCAAAGCCCTGCACCTGGTGCGCAGCGCTGGAATCGGCCAGCGCATTGATCTCCTGGGTGAAGGTCCGCTGCTCTTCGGCGATCTGCTGATTCGTCTCCTGGTTGGCGAAGGCGATGCGCTTGGCGCGCTCGGCCGGATCGAGGCCCACTTTATCCGCGTCAGTGTTAATATCCGCAACGCGATTTGCACCTTCCGCCTGGGTCTTCTGGATGCCGGTCATCCCGGCCATCGCGGCTGTGCGGCCCAGCTTCTCGGTTTCATCCTGCTCCGCCCGGAGCCGGTTCATCTCTTCTGCATGGAATTTTGCATGAATGGCGTTGCGGGCCGCCACTGAATCCATATCCTTGAACTTCAAATCTTGGATCGCAGCCGCTTCCTGCGCGTGATAAAGCGCGCTGCCGTGCAGTCCGGCTTCCAGAGCCTGCTCACGCATATGCGCCAGATCCTGGCTTTGCGACCTTCCGATTTCGAATTGCTGCGCTTGGTACTCGGCCGCAGAGTGTGCTTTTGCGTCGGCGTTTTCAGCGTTTCCTGTGTCGGAAGAGACGACAACGGCCTCTCTATATCCCTTGTCGCCTGGCTTCAGATTTCCGTACCAGCGCGTGTTATCTATTCCCCGATTCGCGACCTCGGCTAGAGCCTGAGCCCTCTGTTTTGCAAATCGTTGATCCTCATCCGCCTTTTTGTTTTCCGCATCCTGCGCCACGCGGGCTTTGGCTATGCCCGTCACCTTCGCTTCGCTGATCAGTTTACTGTCTTCAATTTGCTGAAGGGTCCTCTTATGGGTATTCTCTATATTTTTCAACGAATCGGTGTCCTGAATTCCCTGCTGATAGTTTTGAGCCTTCGCTCCAGCGACACCGTAACCGTATTTGTAGGGGACAGCTCCGAATGTGGCAATAGAGGTAACACTCGATTTGAGCATAGATCCAAATTCGCCCCAGCTCGTACCCTCCCATTTGGTCGCGATTCCTTTTTGTCTATTGAGCTGATCGAGCTGCTGGTTTGCTTCCCGGAGGTCAGCGTTCAGTTGGTCGAGGCCAGCATCTTCATAGAATTTCTTTGAAGCTGCCTCTCCGGCTTCATCGTTGAACCTCTGAAGCGCTCCGTCTACATCGAGGAATTTCTCGTAGAGTTTTTTGGCCCCCTCAAACAGGGCTGTAAACACCATCGCGCCGATCTGGATTGTACCCAGCCCGATCATCGCGCCGCCCAGTACCGACAATGCAGATTTGGCAATGGTGCTCTGCGCGATCAGCGACTGCATGGCGCGCGGGATGCGGATGCCGAACTCCTCGCTGAGCAGGCGCGTCTTCTCCCGCGCCGAGAGTGCGCCTGCGCCAGCCTCCTCCATGCCGCGCCGCATCTGCTGGCCAGAGGTGGTTCCGGCCGCGCCCAGCTTCGAGATGTTCTGCTCGACGCCCGCGATCACCGCGCCGGAGTTGGCGTCGGTGACATTGACGACGATCTGGACGGCGCTGGTCTCTACAGCCATGGGTCAGCCTTTTTTCTGCTGGAATTTCGCGCCGCAGCCGGGGCATTCGCGGCCAAAGCGATTCTGCTGGCGCATTCCGCACGCGCTGCAAGCCGGATGACGGCTCTCAAAAGCTGCACGCCCACGATGCACCGCCAGCAGGCCCTCCACCTCGACGGCGGCCAGGCTCCCCGTCGAGATAGGGATTCCCGCCCGCAGGAGCGCATCCAGGTGAAGAAGGTACTCGCCAAAGCGGTAGTAGCCCCAGGCGAGGGTACGAAGGGGGATTTGGCGCTCCATCCGCGCGAGCGTCTCGGGGCTGGCCCCGGACGCCTCGCGGTGGATGCGGCTGCGCACGAAATCCGCCTCGAAGATCTCTTCGACGGCCATGCGCAGCCCTTCTGTGTCGCGCCAGACATCAATCATCGCCCTCGTCAACCATGGCGGCGGCGGGCGCGAAGAGCTGATCGACGGCCGCTACCTTGTGGTAGGTGTCCATGTACTCGACAATGGCCTCGCGGTCCGGCGTCTCGCCGTCCACCGTGTAGCCATCCACGCTGACAATCAGTTCGTCGTAGAGATCGGCCAGCGTGGCCTGCGCGCCCAGCCATTGCGTCTTCCCGTTGCGCGAGCCGCCAATCACCCGCGAGCGGCTGCTATCGCGCGAGAAATGCCGTTGCTGATCAGCCGTGGGAACCGTGAAGTTGTGGCGCAGGCCTTTGAACTTGCGCATCGCGCCATCGTCGCCGGCACTCCAAACCGCGTCGATGTAGACCGACTCCTGGCCCAGGGCGATCGGCACATCGTCGGAGGGATCGCTGGCCGAGACCGAGATGATGGCGTTGGCTACGCCCAGCCGGTGCGAGAGCGGCAGCAGGGCTTTCCAGCCTTCGACCTGGTCGATGCTGGTTTTGCCATCCGGGAGTGCGTAGCCGGTGGCGCCGATCAGGCATTCCTCCACCAGGGCCAGCCGCGCGGCGCTGGAGTCGAAGCTGTCCACGCGCTTGCCGTTCTGATTTTCGCTGGTGGAGAGGATGCCTTCGAAGTAGCGCAGCCACTGCTTTTTGAGAATGCGGGCGAGGGTGAGCGAGTATTGCTTGCCGCGATCTTCGATCACGATGATGCGGGGTTTCTTCAATTCGATTGCGGGCATGGTTCCTTCTTTCGCTGGGATTTGATAGGGATTTTGCCGAACGAGAGGGTTGAAGGAACCCTTTGGATCTTGAAGCTCCGCGCAGCCCATGCGGAGCTTCTGGCCGCGCCGGAGTCGTGGCGCGGATGTTGCAGAGTGGTGCAGGGTGGTGCACAGCGGTGCAGCGTGGTGCAAAAAAGAGGGCGCGGCCCACAGTTGACGCGCCCCGGAGCAAAGTTGATTAAGAAGACGGGGGCGCCAGGTACGATGCCACGGCGTTGGTGACCCCCAGGGTGATGGGAGGCACACCGGCCGCCTGGTAGTTGGTGGTTTCGTCGTTCTCCACCTGCCAGACCGTCATGTCGCCATCGAAGCCCAGCTTGGTGGTCTTCAGGTGCATCTGGGGGATGGAGATGTTGAGCTGCGCGGCCGCGCCGGAGTTGACGGTCAGGTTGTAATCGCTGGCCGTGTCGTTGGCGAAGAGCGTGTAGATGTCATCCGTGTCCTTGGCGGCGAAGGTCGTCGAGAGGGAGAACTTGGGGTTGCCCTTGCGGACGAAGATGCCATAGAGGCCGCCACCGGGAGCGCGATGCACCTGGAGCTGATTCTCCAGCTTGAGCGTGGTGCTCATGTGGCGGCCGATGAAGCTGGCAGGAGAGCCGACCGGGCCGAAGTTCAGCGCGGCATCCGAGCCCAGCAGGTACGTTTCCGTAGGCGCAACCGGAAGCGCCGTCAGCATCGAACCCAGAATCTGGATGCCCGTGCCCATCAGGTTCGCCTCGGCCATGATGGCGCCGAGCTCGCTGATGGTCAGCGTGATGTCGTTGAGGCACATATCCGGGCACTTGTAATGCACGTCCTCGGTGTCTTCGAGGTAGATCGTCGTGGGCACCGCGGTGCGGGTGCTCTCGTCGAAGGTGAAAGAGTGCGCATAGGGAGACGCCACGCCGGTCACCGTGTCCTGGCCCATCAGGAAGGCCAGCAGCCAGCCGGCCAGCCAGGGCGAAAGCTCAGCCTTGAGGCCGGTGAAGCCGGTGTCGTAGCTGGTGATCTGGCCGTTGGTGGCGAAAGCTGTCCCTTTGCCGGCATACGCGATGTCGGAGCGGCGGGTAATCTTCCGTTCCAGAACCGCCGCGCCGTCGAAACGCTGGCGCTGGGTGAGCGCCGCGTCCGCCAGCGCGGTATTCCAGGCCGCCTGGCTGTTGACGCTGAGCATCAGGTTTCGGGCGGTTTTCCACTGCGAAAGAAAATTGAACGGTCCCGACATTACTTCACCTCGTGCGTAGTTTCAGAAGCGGTTGGAGCGTCCGTGTGGCTGGCGGGCGCGGAGATGACGTGGGTGACCGGCGCGGCCGCTGCCGGAGTGGCCGGCGTGGCTGTAACGGGCGCGGCCGGTGCAATCTCGAAGACGGGCTGGCCCAGGTGCAGCTTGAGCGAGAGCACGCGCCGCCATTCGCTGGTAAGCACGCGCACCGGAGTCGAGCCCGTGAAGACGTAGCTGAAATGCCCGTTGGCAATGCGCACTGTCGCGCCCTGGCCAGCGTAGTTGAGGCCCGCGGCACTCAATTGCACCTGGACGAAATCGGAAGCTGCTGTGGTCATGATCCAAACCTCGCATTGGGGCCGTCGAATTGAGCGATGCCGTTGACCAGCACCGTGATGGCAAAGAGCTGGTCGACCGGCCCATCCTCGGTGATGACCGGCGAAACGCCTTTGAGAGTGAGCGGCAACGTACTGGAGCCGTCGGCCAGCGCCAGTCGCGCGCCGGCCAGCTGATTGAGCGTGGTCTCGACCAGCACCAGCGTCTTCAACCGCTCGTCGGCCTTCGAGCGCAGGCTCGACTCAAAGCACATCACCTCGAAAGGCAGACCGGCTTCGTAGGTGAGCCGCTGATTGTCGCGCAGATTGTTGAACTCCGCGCCGCCGAAGCGCACCCGGATGGACGGCGGCTTGAGCGCCAGCTGGCCCTGCGCGTTGAAATCCTTGTCGCCGATCGAGTCGATGTCCACCAGCACCGGAGCAGCCACGGTGCCGTAGGCCGCCGGCATCACGCTCTTGAGCAGCGCAATCAGCGCTTTCTCGACGTAAGAAATCTGGAACTGCGAGGGAGAGCCGCTCATTCCGCGCCTCCCAAGCCAGCCGCTGCCACGGCCTGGCGAATGAAGCGGTTGACCAGGCTCTGGATGCGGCCAGGATCTTCAGGCCGGAAGACCAGGTAGGGCCGCGCCGGAATGTTCTGGTGACGCGTGTGCCCGGCGACGTGGACGCGCATCTGATTGCGAGGACCGGCAATCGCGCGATTCACGATCTGGCGGCGTCCTCGCGCGTTGATGATGTTCTGGCGTCCAGTGCCCAGGCTGGCCGAAAGGCGGTCGTAGCTGTGTTCCTTGACGTTGGCCGTCGCATCCTGCATCGCCTGGGTGCGCGGGCCGACGCCAATGGAGCCGCGATCGCGCGAGCCAAACTGGTGGACGGCCGCGTACTTCAGATTGGTCCCGATCACCACGCTGCCCGGCTCGGCCTGGAAGCCGATGGAGTTGAGTAGATTGCCTTTGCCGATCAGCAGCTTGTGGCCCGCGCCGTACCGCTTGGGGTCGCTTCGGATGGTCGATGGCGCCAGCGGCATCCAGGAGCCGGCCGGAGAACCCCGCTCGCGGAAGGTGCGCCGCACGCTCAACAGCATGGACGCGCCAATATCGTTCATCAGCTCGCCATTCTGGGCCAGCGAGAGGCGGAACTTGCCCAGCGCGATCTTCACATTGGCATCGTCGATCTGGATGACTTCCGCGCCCATTAAACGTACCCCTCGATGTGGCGATCGCTGTAACGCAAATGCCCGTCCTTGTTCGAGATCGTCGGTCCGCCCAGCGAAACCTGCGGCTGGAGAGAGGTGGACGGCTGGTCGAGCGAGGCCTTGGCGGCCGCGATGTCCTTCAGAAACGAGATGGCCTGGTCGAAGCGCTGCTGCGCCGTCTCGCCGATGGTGGTCTCGCGCCGCCGGCTGAAGAGCAGGTAAACGGCGATGTCGAGCGTCAGCGCCTTCACGTCATCCGATTGCTGCAGTGGGGTGACGTAACGCTGGCGGCAGTAGCTTTCCACGCGGCCCGACGCCTCTTCGAGCGCCGCCGTGACAATCGCGGCATTGATCGTGCCGGTATTGTCATCGTCAGTGAGCTCGGTCAGGTCCTTCGTCGTCAGGCGAAGAGGGACCAGGTCGGCTTGGGTCGCGTAGGCCATGGTTATTCGCCATCCACCGCGGGTTCAATCAATCCGCGCTTGAGCAGTCCCGCGGCGCTGTGCTCGGAAAAAGGAGCTTTGGATCCGCGGATGTAAATGCAGTGATCGAAAATGAAGCCCGCGAGGATGCGATAGCTGGCAGTCCCGGCCGGAGAGTCTTCTTCAATTGCTTTTTTCTTGGATGCCATGATCCAACTCCGAATAGAGGTTGGGAGCGGGCGCGCCTGGTTGGACGCACCCGCTGGGGTTTACGGTGCTACTCAGCCCTCGATGTCGCCGGGGATCGTGCCCATGACAGGAGCGACGCTCAGCGCGTTGAGCAGGGGAATGCCCGTCTCCGAGGCCGTCGCGCGGATATCGTAGTACCAATCCACCGACTGCCAGTACTTCTTTTCGGACAGGTGAGGCTCGATCCATTCCAGAACGCCGTAGCCGTCCACGGTCGAGGGAGGCGCGGCAATGGTGGCGCCGTTCCCGTCCGTTCCGCCGGTCCAGACGAAGGTCTTGGCGCAGGAAACATCGTCCTGAGTGGGCGCGGCCTGCGCGTAGCCCAGGAAGGCGTTGCTGCCCCAGACCCAGGAAGCCGCATTCTGCCGGTTGAGCAGGATGGCGCTGCCCTGGATGCACTTGACGCGGAAAACCTGCGAGAGCTGATCGAGAGAGATCGAGCCAGGGCTGGTGTACTTGAAGCGATTGATGATGTCCGGATGATTCTGCAAGGCGACCACCACCGGATCGCTCAGGAGCAGGCCCATGTCGGCATCCTGCACGCCCGCCTGGCGAAGGATGGCCTTGGCCGCCTCGATCTGCACGATGGGGTGAGAGCCGTCCGTCCCGGCGCCAGGCACAGCGGGATACTTGTCCCACTGGTTATTGGTTCCGGCGCTGAGATCGATGAAGTTGGGAAAGTTCAACTCGCTCAACAGCAGCTTGGAGATCGCCACTTCGCGGTCGAGGTTGATCTGCGAGATGATCTGCTTGGTGAGCTGCTTGCGCGTCGAGAAGCCCAGGCCCAGGCCGTAGCTCTCGCTTTCGAAGGGGACGTCGCCTTCCAGCGCGTGAGAGGTCGCCATGTACGGCGCCGTCGAATAGCTGCGGCGCACAGACTGCGGCCTGCCGCCGGGGGCGCGCAACGTGCTGCCCGGCAGTTTGAAATCGTCGCGATTCCAGACGACATACTGAAATGCCTGCCTGACCACGGGCACGCGCGGAGCAAAGATGTCGCCCACCAACGCATTGTTGCGGAACTCCTTGGCGAAGTTCGCCAACGCCACATTCAGAGCCCCGGCCGGCATGGTTCCAACGTAACCGCCCATTTACTTCCTCCAGCCGCGCTTGCGGCAGTTCGTGCTTGAATTGCGCCGCCGGGCGCTCGACCATCAGCCGAGCGCCCGGCGGGAAAGGTTAAACCTCGCTGACCGCCGCGCCGCCCACCAGGCTGCGCACCACCCAGATGCCGCCTACCGCCTCCAGTTCCACGCAGTCGCCGATCGCCGCAAAGGTCACGGTGTCACCGGCTCCATTGATGGAATTTGCCACCTTGACGCCGCCAGCGGTTTTCACCGAGATGGTATGCGCGTGGGCCGTCTCGGCGACGATGAAGAGCCGGGTGCCGTCCTGCGCGTTCGCCGCGGCGGGCGGAAGCAGGGTCATGGCCAGCGCTGCAGCGCTGCCGATGCCATAGGTGCCACCCACAACGGGGATTGCTCCGGCGCCGGTGAGATGCGTGACGGCATCGCTGGCGGGAAGCGCGAAAGCGCCCAGCCCGACGACGAAGACGCAGATGTAATCCCCGGCCGTCGAAGTCCCTTCGAGGGCGACGGCTATGACCGGCTGACCGGCGGTAGCGGGCACAAGCTGCCCGGCGGCGTTGTTGGTCAAGGGCTGCAAAGCTGTGACCGCTCCGCCTACCTGAGCCACCGTCTGGCCGAATTCGATTACGCTGATAGCCTCGGTAGTGGCGACCGCGTCTTCCGCGATGAGGCCCACGCAGGCGCTGGCCGGCGTGGTATTCAGCAAAGCGTGATAGGGATCGGTCCCATAGGTCACGGCCAGGCCGCGCGCGTAGCCCGAAGAGCCGGAGGGGATGAGGCTTTCCTCGATGTTTACGCCCTTCGGACCCTTGCTTTCAGTGTTGATGTTCGCCATGTGCCCTCCTCGGGGCTGTCAAAGTCTGAGGTTTGGTGCGCACCGGCCGCGGTACTTCGCTGGTCCGGCGCGCCCACTCGTTAAAATGCAGTAACGCGATTACGCTTAGATCGAGCCAGCGGTGGTTCTGCCGGCAACGGCCAGCTCCGGCTGCTCCGCCGCGACTTCGTCCAGCGCCTCGCTGAAGGTGATCTTCTTTTCCTTCTGCCGAACGCGGGCCGCATCGGTCAGCGGATCGCCGCTGCTGTTGCCGCCGCGAGCATGAGCCGCGGCTTCAAAGACGCGCCCCGACGGGACGATCTTCGGCAAGCCTTCCAGGAAGAGCACCAGGGTTTCCAGCGGCGTGACGCTCTTTTTCGCGTCGCCCTCGCCAAACTCCACGGTCGCGGTGGACTTGGCCAGCTCGTCGAAGACCAGGCCGAGGCCCATCTTGTCGAAGGCCGGGAGCCACTTGCCCGCCGTCTTGAGCCGGGCGGCCGCTTCCACAGCGCGCTGCTTCACTTCGCCGCCGGCGATGAGCTTCTCGCGTTCGGTAAACTTCGCGGTCTGCGTGGCCAGCTCCGATTGCAAAGCGATAACCTTCGCGTCGAAGGCCTTTGCCGCGTTGGCCAGGGCTTCTCCGGTGATACTCTTCAGATCGTCCTCGCTGAAGGTCTTCGGCTGAACGTTCGAGCCGAAAGCCTCCGCAAAGAAGGCTTTGATCTGCTCGGCTACGGTTTTCGTTTCTCCTGCCACTGGTTCATCCTCCCCGAAGTCCACCTCAATGAACTCCAGCCCGTGATCGTCGAATGCGACGTCCTGCAAACCCTTCACCTCGGGCGGCGCCGCGCCCAGATAGGCGACGTGGCGCAGACTGGTGATCTGGCCGGATGCGTCCTGGTAGAACGCGGCCGACCGCTTCTTGTAGCGCCCCGCCTTGCGCGCCTCATGGAATTGCGGGTCAACTTGTTTTTCTTTGGCCAGCAGCGTATCGCCGTCCACCGCCAGGCGCTCGATCCAGCCGAAGGCCGGTTTGTCGTTGCTGGGATGGCCGATGGTGACTGGGGCCTCGTGATAAGTGGGATCGTAGTTGCGCACCACGCGATCGAGATCGGCGCGGGTAATCAGCCCCTTGCCCTTGTCGCGGTAATCGCCCGCGCGGAAGACTTCAATCCACGGCGAAGCGGCCTCGGCGAAGGTCTGAGGGAGGTGATTCTTCACAAAATCCGTAGTGTCGAGATTCTCTTCTTTGGCCTTGGCCGCGATCTTGCGCGCTGTCGGCCCTTTGGCGCTCGATGGCAGATCGGTGTGGGCGAACATGTCCAGCGCGGAATTGACGTGCTGGTGCGTGTCCAGCGGCAGATGCCAGGACTCGATATTCTTGGGGTCTCCCACGTAGGCAAATTGATCCGCCGTCAGCGGCTTGCCGTCTACTGTCTTCGTGAGTGCATTGGCCATGCACCCAACTTACAAGGAGACTAAGCCACTCGGAGAGAGAGAAGAAACAGCCGCGATAACTGCGATACTTACTAAGATGTAAGTGTGTGGAAGCCGGGCTGAGGCACTCCAAGACGGGCCAGAAGCGGCAGCCGTTCCAGTCCGCCTTCATCGCTTCCTGGTGGCGCGTCCTCAGGCAATACCGGAATCACGGCACACCGGCAATTGTAACCGCTGGGGGGATAAATCTTCATCCACACCGGATCGATAGCTCGCGCGCAGAAGCCATCCAGCGCCGCGTGCGCCGGCCGGACGCGCAGGTCGCCAGCCGTCCAGTACTGCCAGAAGGGCAGGGCATCCATCAGGCCGGGCTCGCGCATCTGCTCCAGGCGCCCAGCCGAATAGGCTTTCCCCACGTTGGTCTGGAAAACGGTATCCAGCTCGAAGGCCGCCAGCTGCTGCACCCCGGCTTCAGAGGTCAATTCATCTACGGAGCTTCGGAAATCGGCCGGGGTGCCACCCTTGGCCAGCGTGTCGGAGAGCACGTCGCGGATCTTCGCGATCAACCGCTGGTCGCTGACACCCGCCACCGTGAAAGCATCTTGCCGGTACTGCCGGGTGAGCCCGTCGAAGACATCCCGCGTCACCGGCGTCAGATTGCGCAAATAGCTGATAGCGCCTTCGGCCGGCACATCGAAGCTGAATCCCGCGTTGAAGGTATCGCCCTGGGCGTCGTCCTCCGCGAAGCGCACCAGCCGCGAGCTGGTGGCCAGGCGCACCGGGCGCCGCGCCTTTTTCAGGCCCACTCCGACGATGTGCAGCCGTCCCATCAGGTTGGCTGCGGCCAGATGATTCGCCAGCAGATCGCCCAGGCGCGTCTGCACCGCGTGATCGCGCGGCGTCGAATGGAAGCGGACAGCCACTCTACTGGCCACCGTCCGGCCTGGTTACCGCCGCGATCTCCCGCACACGCTCTTTGAAGAGGCCTTCCGCCTCCGTTTGCAACTGCCCAAAGAGCTTGTCGTACTGCGCCATCTCCGCGCGCATGGCGGTCTCGACCTGTGGTTCGGAGAAGGTCGTGGTGGAGCGATCCGTAAGGGCGACGGAAGGCGCGGTCGCGTTGGGCACCATCTCCTGATCTTCCGTCTCGCCCGGAGTCAACGGCCGGTCATAGCGATCTGAAACGTAGCCAACCGTGAATTTCTTGCCCATGCGCTGCAAGCCGGAGTCAATCGTCAGCGCGAGTTGGAGATCCTCAGCCTCTTCCAGGTCAAATCCCCAGAACGGCATCGGCGCCTGAGGCCCGTAGTTCCAGAGCACAAGGGGCTTCACGAGCTGCTGGTTGATGACGGACTGCAAGCTGCGGCAGAGCTCGACGGAGCGTTTGTCCAGCGTATCGGCGTGGGTCTGGCCCTGGGCTCTTGATCCGCCGCCGCCTTCATTCCCGAAGCTTGTCAGCGTCTCGCCCATGGTTCTCCTGGCGATGGAGTACTGCATCGCCTGGTAGAAGTGCTCGTAGACCTCCGGATTCTGACTGCGCGCGATCTTGAGAAGCTCCTGGTCGTACTCGAAGCCTTTGGGCACCGCGACGGCCACGTTGTCGATGATGGCCTGGGCGATGTTCACCGCCTGCTGGCGCTCGGAGGCATTGTCCGGGTCGTTGTAGTGCACTACGGCCGTGCCTGGCCCCTTCTCGGCGTACTGCATCCAAAGGCGCTGGATGTTGCGCTTGAACCAGCTCGGCCAGAAGACAGCCTTGAGCAGCGGCCGTCCCATCCGGTTGCGGCTGCGCTTGCGATAGCTGAAGATCAAGAACTTCTGCTCGGGAACAAGCTGGCCTGTCGAGGCCCAGGGATTGTCGAGCAGTTGCAGCGGCCCGACTTGCGGATAGAAGCGGTCGCCAAAGAGGAAAAGCTCCTGGGGGCAATCGCTGATGTCCACGAGCGATGCCTGCCCCATCGAGGTATCGAAGATCATCTCCTGCACGCTGAAGCCGTAGCCGGGCGCGTCGAGCACGCAATCCAGCACCGCGTGGAAGTCCAGCTTGCCCAGCTCCCCCTCGACGAACTCCTTCACTTCCTGGGCCAGAGGCGATTCATCGCGCGGCGCGGGGTAAACGCTGCGGTCGCGCTCCAGCACCGAGAGCTTGAGCGTGTCCAGGCAATTGGCCACATCCTCGTCCTTGTCCTCCAGCTCGCGGTAGTAGGCCATCGTCTCCGGCTGGTTGTACATCATCGCCGCCCAGATCGCCGTGGGATTGCGCGTGCCGCCAAAGGCCAGAGTGTTGCGGTAGAGCGAGATCTGCGCGAGGTAGGAGCTGGACGCCGGAATCATCTCGCCCTTGGGCGGCAGCGGCGGAACGGCGGGAATCTTTTCGTCGGCCATCAGAGGTACCCCTTCATTTGCGAATAAGACGTGGGCGTGTCCGGAGTCTGAACCCCGGAGAGCAGGCATGCGCCGCCGTCTCCAGCCAGGTCCGCCAGCGCCTTGGCCCAGAAAGCATCAGCATGGGCAAAGAGCTTCTTCTTCACGCCGCCAGCCACGGCCGTGTCCACCTCGATGCGCGGCGCGTCGAAGGTGACGCCGCTGGGCGTCGCCTGGCGCTTGATGGCCTGGAGTTCGGCGCGAATCTGCAGATCGTAGGGAAGGCGGCTGCGCTGCTGCTCCAGGCGCTTCTTGATGCGGATGGCCAGGTCGGTCTTCATCTTCACGCCATCATCGTTCGAACCGCCGAAGCTGACGCCCATCAACCGGCCCTCGTTCTCCAGATTCAGCAAGTCGAAGAGGCCCACGCCCATGCCCGTCTTGTCGATGGCACTCCGCGAAGTCATGCGCACAATCGGATTCAGCCTTTTGCACTGTTCGGGGAAGCTCATGGCGTGCAGCTTGATGACCGCGCGGGTCCAGGCCACGTCGCCAATCTTCTCGTCGAGCCAGAGGCAGGTGGCGTCGTGATCCCGGCCCACATCGATGCCGCTGTAGAGTGATCCGCGCGGGTGGAAGTCGGGAGGAAGATCGATCGTCGCCCCAGCATCTTCGCAGGCCGAGATCAGGTCCAGCGTCAGCCAGGCCCCGGTGGACTTGAGGAAGATACAGCAGAACTCCTGATTCCAGGTGTCGTCGTCGTTCAGGCCGCGGCGCATCTCCTCGATGTTGATCGGACAGCCCTCGGCCACGGCCAGGTGCACATCCACCCAATGGCCGCTCCAGCCGTCCACCTTCACCGGCAATTGCGATGGCGCCACGCCCAGGTCGAGCCCGAGCTGGCGGGCGATGTCGTGGAACTTGCCCTGTTCGCCGTTGGGCGTCGAGAGCACGCGCAGTTTGTGCCCCAGCGCCACCTGGCGGAAGACGGCCGCGAAGATCGCGTAGCTGTCTTCGTGATGCGCGAACTCGTCAAGAATGGCGTTGCCGGGGTAGCCGCGCGCCGTGCGCGGGTTGGCGGGCAGAGCGATGATGCGGCTGCCATTGGGGAAGGTGATGCGCTGCTGAATACCCTCGATGCGCCCGAAAACGTCGATGAAGTCTTCGTCGGCGTACATCCGGGCCGTGCCACCCATCAGCTCCAGGTTCTTCTGGCAGGTCTCAATGAACTCGGTAGACTGCGCCTTCGAGGCGCTGAGCACCGTCCAGGTGGCGTTGGCGTGTTCCAGGCAATCGAAGATCGCCTCCAGGCCGGTGGCGTAGCTGAAGCCGATGCGGGCCGATTTCACGGCGCACTTGAAGCGGGTGTGATCGTCCACCCAGCGCTGCTGGTAAGGGCGAAGCTGAATGACGGGAGGAAGTTTGATTTCAGGCATGAGGAGCCGCCGGATTCTCGACCGGCGGCAGCCCGAAGACCCTCTCACGCAGGCGGTTGATGTCGGCGACGGTCAGTTCGCCCTTTTGCAGCTTCTTGGCCGCGCCCTCGGTTTCGGCTTCCAGCTTCTGGCGTTGGAGAGTCTCGCGCTCTTCCAGCACGCGCAGCTTGCGCGCATCCACTTCCACGCGCTTGGCTTGCAGCTCCACTCTCTGCAAACGCGACATGGTGAGCGAAAGCAGGTTCAGGCCCTCCAGGAACTTCGCCTGGTCGCCCGGCCCTACCTTCTGCATCAGCGTGAAGACCTGGTCGCGCATGGCGTTCATCACGGCCGCGTTGGACTCGGGCAGATCATTCCCGGCGAAAGCCCCGGCCCATTCGCGAGCCTTGGCGCTTTCCGCCAGCACTTGAGCTCGCACCTGGGCCACGCGCAGGTCAAACCAGCGCTGCAGTGTGGATTTGGCCAGGCGCAGATCCGGGAAGAGATCCAGGCTGCCGGTATCCACCAGCTCCCAGTCGATGAAGCCCCCTCCGTCTTTTTCCCATTCGGCGCTGTAAGGCCTGGCCGATTGCTCCGAAATCTCCACCCAGGTCCGTCCCCGGTCATAGAGCTGCTTGATCGCATCCTGCGCAGACTGCGGCAGGCGGTCGATCTTGAGCGGCTGCTTGGACTTCCGCGCTTCTCCGGTTTTGGGTCTGGGTTTGGTCATCGTCTCTCGGGCCTAGTTGAAAAGCACGTCGTCGTTGGAGCGGCCCGCGGTGACAAAGCGCAGCCCGGTGGCCGTGAGCGCGAGCTGGCTCAGCTCCACGCGGCCGGTGAATTCGTTGGTGGCCCGCTTGAAATCGAGGTAATCGAGCACCGCGAGATCCTGGAGCAGGGTGAGCACCTGGTCGCGGCCCAGCGTCTGCCCCATCTTCTGCAGCACGGCCCACACCTCGAAGTCATCCATCCGCGAAAGCTGGTTTTCGTGCCCCTCCCTCACCAGCTTCAGGATGATGCCTCTGCGCCGCCTCGCCTGAATCAGCCTACGATCCGCTTCCATCGCGTCTTCCTCCATCGGCGCTGCCCAGACTCATCCGGATAGCGTTTACTGACCTCGTCAAATCCTGCAAAGTCTCATCCTGCCGATCAAACCGCTCATACATGCCCGGAAATTCCTGCGCCGCGTAGATGGCCAGCCGCTCCACCTGCTCGGCCTGGCGGCTGCCGTGATCGGCCAGCCGGGTCAGCGCATCCGCCGTCCGCCCGCTCGCCTCGGCGCTCGAATGCACCCCGCTGGCCACCAGGCTGAAACTCTCCCGGACGGTCGCGGTCATGCCTTCCAGGAACTTGCCGACCACAAACAGGGCCACGATGGCGATCAGAAAGGCCGGCCCCCAGCCTTGCAGCAGCGCGAAAGCCCGGTCCGGCTGGCTGGTCATGATGTTGTAGGCCCCCAGAACGATAGCCGCCCCGCTGGCCCCGCCCATCACGATGCCTATATGCCGGAGCCAGCCAAACCGGAACCCCGCCTCGACTCCCACTTTCGGCACCGAAACCCCGCTCAAGTCCAATGTCGTCACTCTGCCCTCTCGCCTCAAGTCCTGAACGGGCCGACGTGGAAGAATAAAGCCCCTACACGCCCCCGATTCCGTTTCCAGGTACATCCGAGCCTTCCAGCCGTCCGCGACGCCCCAGAGGCCCTTAAAACGCATCTTCGCCTTTTCTCCGCCTTACGAGCCCAGAACCGCCCAGGCGAAACAGGGATTCCGGCCGCCCCGGCCTCCACAACTGGCCAGCCAGACAGCCAGGGCGAAGAACAGCGCCAGCCAGAGCCAGGGCAGAAGCTGCGATCTCCGAATTCTCCCCATCGTCAGACCCTCCATCAGCAAGCCCTGGACAGAAGGCAGCCGAGCGAGACGCCGACCTTGGTCCCGTCAAACATCGTTGCCCCCGCCTTCCTCCACCACGGCTTGGGAGTGAAGTACAGCTTGGTCAAATCGTCAGCCACCCGCTTGCCGTCGCCGGTCATGCCCTGCATATTTTCCGTGGTCCCGGCCAAAGCCAGGCTCAGCCGGTCCACGTTGTTAATGGTCCGGTGAATGCTTTGGTCCTTGAGCAGGGCGTCCAGGTCGTAACCACTGGCCGTGTAGGCTGCCAGCAGCGGTTGCGCGGCGGCGATGGCGCGTTCCCCTTCGCCCAGGGTGTCGGTGGCAGCGTTGAGCGTCTCTGTGGCTGCGTTGGCCGTTCTTGTGAGCGCGTCGGAAGTCTTTCCGAGCGAGTTGACTGTCCCCTGCAAGGCAATCTGTGTGTTGTGCAAGTCAGTAGAGACAGCGCCGTTTTTCTTTGCTGCTGCCTCAACCTGCCCCAAAGTGCCGCGCAGCGTATTCAGAGTGATGGAAGACTGAGCCAGCAGCCCGCAGTCTTTTGCGTTATCCACGGTAAGGAGCTGGCCTTTGATTGGCGTACAGGGCCGGTTAACGTTGGCCAGCGTGGCCGTCACGCCCAGAACCGTTTGCCTCGTAGTGACTTGGGTCTGGTGAGAATCCCAAGCGAAAAACGCAGCACTGCCGGCAACCGCCAAAAGGCAAACTGCCCCGGCGATACGCTCGGCGATTTGGGCTTTCACGTCCAGATTCATCATGGCCTCAAACTTCCATCGGCTTGAATTCGATAAGCCAGGCTCTGCCAGTCCTCATGCGTCTTCGCGGCTTCAATCAGCCGCCACAGAAAGCCCGTGTGGGGATCGACCGCACCATACTTTTCCCAGCTCTTCGCGAATGCCCGCTTGACTCGCTCTTCCTCGTCCATCTCGGCCTCAAAAAGCGGGCGGATGCCCCGTTAAAGCATCCGCCAGGGGGTGGGGAACTTTGCGTCCGCGGCAAACGGCTTGGTTGAGCCGTTTGCCGCATATTAGGCGGGGACGGGGCTCGTGCCGACGCTTGCCTTGCTCGTGCTGGCCGCCGGGGTGAAAGCGTTCAAAGCCGCCACCATCGAGTTGACAAAGGTGGTCACGCCGGCCGTGCT